TCATAATTTCCACCATATTCCTATAAGAATTATTATTACTACGAGTAACTCTATTCCTAAAATGGTATGATAAAAAACCCACTTGGTTTCGTATATTTTGTCGGCTTCTAATTTTAATTCAAGTTGTTCTTTAAGATTATCTTTTAATTTTTTAGATTCGACGCCTATTCGAACATGCAGATCTTCCAAGGCCTGCTGGCTCTCCTCAAATATTTCACGAAAATTACTCATTTAGTATATTGTCTCAGTTACTAATTCTCCCTCCGCAAAGCGGTAGACTTCGAAGTCGGTTGTACAAAACAGTTTGTTTAATCTTTCTGCCAAATTATAGGCATGTCCGGGATTAGAAAATGAGACTTTTTTATATTTCAATCCCGATTTACCTAACTTATTAATAGAGCGTAAATTAATGGGGGCGTCTTGATAAAAGACCGCATAAATGTGTTTGGCCTTCAATATTTGAATGACCGAGCCATTATTGTTATTTTCTAATAGAATATCAGGTTGAGGCCGCGCCATTAATAGTATACTCCTTATAATTATTTATTATATCTATCTTAAGATAGATATTTTTTGAGTATACCGGCGGGAGCAGTGAGTTTTTGGAGTTTTTCTTCTTGTTTCAGTCGTAACGCTATTTTTTCATGGCGTTCTCTTTCTTTTTCTTGGGCAATTAATTGTAACTTGTGATAATCTATTTTTATGCCATTATCTTCTAATTTTGGTTTATCTTCTATATTATCATACCATGTTGTTTCCCAAAAACCTTTTGCCTCGTGCCCTCCCTGGACTATACCTGACATCTTGTCTTTGTTCCACCATATATGTAAAAAACCTATAAGTTCGTCATTTGATTGTACTGGATAAAAAAATTCTTTAACACCCATTGATTGATAATACGGAAATACAGGTTGTTGGTATAACTGCATTTTAATATTTAATTCAGCATGTTTTCTTATTTTTTCTTTTTCTTCATTTGTCATTAATTATATCCAGCATTTAAATATAAAGCATGATCTTGAACTTGTTGACCTACCCTATCTAAATTATACTTACCACAAAACTTCATGAAATGTATGCCAACCTGTGGTATTTTGTCTTTTTGGACAACTTTTGTAATAGTCTCATCCATTGCTGTTTTAACCCATTTTGGTTGCTCAGAAAGATCAATGAGTTTTCTGTTCCTTTCGTAATCATCCAACACTCGGTGTTCTTCACCCTCATGATCCGTCCAACGTTGAAGCATGAGATTGTTCCAATTATATCCTTGCTTATTTCTATCATCAAATGCTTCAAGTAACCCCACTTTGTTTTTAGTTCCTTTTTTACGTACACCAGGGTAAGCACTAAAAATATTATCGGAGGTGTCGCCACGCATACACTTCTCGAAAAGAAGCCATCTAGGATTAGGTGCTTCTTTTGGTTGTCCGGTTTTCTTATCAATACTAAGTTTACCTTTCCCATCATAATATCCTTCCTTTGTTATTGTGGTATCAGTTATGCCATTATAAATTTGCACATTATCTGATATAAGTTGAAAAAAATCAGAGTCACTCGAAACAATAACATGTTTATCTTCGGGATGTAATTGTATCCAACGAGCAATCATATCGTCTGCTTCGCAATCTTTATTTTGCAAAACAGAACAATTTGATTTTTCAGATAAAAAAGTTTGAAATTCCCCAAACTTTTCGAAAAAATATTCATCTTCTTTTTGCTCTTTTGAAGTAAGAGCATCACGTTTTTCTTGTCTATTGCGTTTATAAGGTTCATATTCATTTTTACGCCACGATCGGCCTTCAAAACAAAATACAACATGACTACCGGTAAAATCTCTCCATACTTTGTTTATTGATGTAAACATAATATGCAAAGCCATACCAACTTTTGTATCAAGATCATCTCCTCTTACAACATGTTTTGCTCTAAAAAACATATTGGTTGTATCAACAAGAATATATGTCATTCGATTATCTTTCGCCCATCTTTGAGTTGAACAATATTAGGGGCTTCACCTAAAAGATCATATTCATCTTCTATTTCTTCCCTAACAATAGTTTTACATAAATCACTAAACCATTTGTCTACTATCATTTCGTCTTCACTACCTTCATAACCATTTTCTCGCAACATTGCTACAAAAGGTTCATTCCAATCTAATTCAAAAAAACCTTGAGATGGATTATCTGCATCCAATTTAACATTTAATACATCTACCCAAGGTTCTTTGCTATCCTTAGGATCGACTTTTTTGGGTTTAGGCTTAGGTGGTTCTTTCTTTTTAAACTTATCTTTAATTTTATCAAATATTTTCATTATGTTCCCCATGCGTTTCCGAACAAGTGTACATGTAATCTAGGACTAAATCTATATCCATATTCTAACGCAAGTTCAGCAACATCTTTTTCTGTAAGTTCTAGCCCTTCAACTGTACCGCCACATGGCATTAAATATACCGGAACATTTAATCCATAGGCATGTTCTGCTGTTTTTACTTCTTTTATATCTTCTTTATCTTGTACTACAAATTTTAAATACAGCTCGCTATTTCGTACTCTATTATATTCTTGTACAACCTCAGGCTTTATTGCATTTTTCCAATCCTCACCACTAATCCATAATTTAGGACTACACGACCAAGTTATATGTATTTTACGTGCATTTAAAAAATTTTTAAAGAAAGGAGTTAATTCTTGTGTCGCATTTGTTTCAATTGTAATATGTTCCAATCCTGCAAATTCTTCTTGTGATAATAAATCAGGTAACGTTTTTTGCCAAAGCATAGGTTCACCACCAGTAAGAATTAAATGTATACCATTCCAGTTTTTATGTGGTGTTAAATTTAATAATTTTTTCGCAACTACAGAGTTTTCCTCGTTAGTTGCAATGTGTTTATATAAATGTGACCAAGATGCACTTGTATCACATCCTATTTCTGGAACAGGAAGATCATGATATGATTTATAATTAAGTCTATTTGGATCTGTAACATGTGGCATTTGATCCTTTGGTATCCATTTAGATTTATCTTTACCTTGACCAAATCCTCTACATTCAAAATTGCATCCAAACATACGCAAAAAGACACTAGGAGTTCCTACCCAACGACCTTCTCCTTGTATACTATAAAATGCTTCTGAATATTTAATTTTCATCTGTTATTATTTCAAATATTGCTTTATCACCTCTTGCTATTTTTTTAAGGATAACTTTATCATTTTCTTTTAAACCTAATGCCTTTTGTGCATCTAGAGGTAACACTACAGTTTTACCGTCATCTTCTACTTGAAGATCACTTACATTTATATTATACGTTTTATTTTCCATTTTGTCAATTAGTTTATAGTATCACTTAATGGTGGTCCCATCGTATCTTGAAGACCATTAGTACTAATAAGAGGATTACCATGTTCGTCTAGTATTTGAAATTTTGTTGCTATTGTTATATTATCGTCTGATGCAAAATCAAATATAAATGTTTTATCATCTGCTCTTAGAGTTAAATTTGCCTGGGTAACAAAAGATTCTGCACTTTCAAAATCTTGTGTCAATTTACCGGTAGTTAAAAATAATAATTTAGGAATACTATCTTTATACCTGGTAATTTCCTTTGCATGGGATGACATGTCTGATACCGCCTCTCGGATCTTCGACATCTCCTTTACGTCTTGGTATAAGGTGAATATGTGGCCAAAAAACAGTTTGACCCGCATCGGCACCATTATTATACCCAATATTATACGCTTCAAAATCTCCATTTACAACTCCATTATTGCCCCAATTGTATGCCGCCGCAAAACATTGTATAATATTTACATGTTCTAATGTTTTAGGCACAAATAATAAATGGCCTTCTGTTACTGGAAAACCATCTTTATATACTATAAATCTACTTTCTTCATGCACTATATTATCATCTGGCCAAGGTGCATCCTGCCATTTTTTTAATTGCTGTTCGGATTCCACCATTCCTCCCACGGAAAAACAATCCAACAAGGATCATCTACTTTATTAATTGTTGTACCCGAATAATCGCAATCAAAGTCACTCGGTCCATTATCTATTAAACATGCAGTTCTAACATTATTACCAAATATCATATCATTTTGCCATTTAGGATCTGCTGGTAAATTACCTTGTCGCCAATCCCTTTTAATCCAATTAAAAGTAGATCCGCTATCGTTAATATCATCAAAGACAAGAATATTTTTACCATCATATGCATCTTCGGACATCCATGCATTACATTCTGTATCATCTTCGGTATGTTCTCCTATTCCGTCTGCTAATTGTACTTTTAACGTATACATTGGTACACCTGAATAATGACTATACATTCCTGCAGGGAAACATCCTCCTCTAACAATACCTACTACATAATCAGGTTGCCAATCTTTCATACTCCGCATAATTTCATGAAGTAAAAATTCTATTTGTTGCCATGTATAATATATTTTTTTCATTTATATTCCTTAAAGTGGTGACCTGTAAAGAACCAGGAGCCAGAACTCCTGTCTGGAGTCCCCAGGCCACCTCTATTCTTTATGGTTTTTGTGTAATTGAATATTCAAAACAACCTTCAGGATAATTTCGAATACCATTATCTGTTTGTGCTCGGCGTTCTATTTCCTTGCCTACATTTTCCCGAAATTGTAATTCTTGTTCACACCATTCTTTTACTTGTTTTATTTCTGTGGTGTTTAAATTTTTAATATCTATTACTGTCATTGCGTTCCTTCCTCCTCTATCCAATGCCTGCATACAAATTGGTCACCAAACTTATCAATTTCTTCTTGAGGATAGCCATTGTCTACTAACCATTCTAGAGTATTTGTTATATTATTTGGTAAAATTTTTGGAAAACCATATTTCCAACCACTAGGTGGATCTATCCAGTGTAGGTACCCAACCTCCATCTTAACTTTGTTTTTCATATAATGTTCTGGGTTCCAAGGCATTATACTCCCATCGCTTTTTCTTCGGCTTTAAAATAGTATTCACGTACTTCGTCGTCTGCTTCTACTTCTTCTTTGCCGTCTTCTTGTATTAGTATTTTTGTAAGTGATCGAGTAGTTTCACACAAATCACTCTTTGCTTCAAAATTAATGCAATCTTCATCGTCCCAATCATAACAGTCAGCGGCATCATCACATGCTTCTTGCCATGTTTCCGCATCATAATATGTTTCTAATTCTATTGGTCCAACATCTTCTTCTTCGTCGTCATAAAGCCCTTCGGCTTCCCATAAAAATCTTACTCTAACACTCATAATGGAAATCTCACTCCTTTTTCGGCCATTGCTTCATTAATAATATCCCTTACACCTTGCAAGGCTTCTTCAATGGATTTGAATTGATGATTATCATATTTAACCCAATCACGACATTGTTGTTCAATATCCCATGCTATTAATGCCCAATCCATTGCGTTGGATGCAACATTAAATTCATCTTTGTCTTCGGGCAAATTAAATTCAAGTTTTGCTTTCATTCTGAAAATCCTTTCATGCCTTTAAGTAATGCAAAAAATTCACGCTTTTGAGTTTCTTCTTCTCTTAAAGATCCTCGTACAATAGATGTAGTCATATCACTCTCGTGTTCTTTGACACCTCTATGTGTTAAACACATATGTTCTGCTTTTATAACTACTGCAACTCCTTTTGCTTGTGTTTCCTTTTCAATAAGATCTGCAATTTGTACTGTCATTTCTTCTTGTATTTGTGGTCTACTTGCTACCCAATCCACTAGCCTATTAAACTTTGATAAACCAATAACATTTTCACCAGGGAATATACCAATCCATGCATTACCAACAATAGGCTGAAAATGATGAGCACAGGTCGAACGGATTTTAATCGGTCCTGAAATATAAAGTTGATCATATTGATTTGCATTTGGAAATGAAGTTATACGTGGTTTAGGTTCGTATCTACCAGCAAAGATTTCACGTACTAACATCTTTGCTACACGTTTTGCGGTTTCTTGTGTATTGTGGTCGTTTTCTGTATCTATTAACAATGCATCTAATACCTTTTGAAAACGTTTTTCAACTTTTCGTTCTATTTTAGCAATACCTTTTTCTGTAACTATATCACTAATGTTATCATTGCATCGTTTTCCGTCATAATTTATCATGTGTTTAATTTTTCTAATAATGGTTTGCAACTAAAAAAGTTTTGTGATAACTTATATGCTTCATCTACTATTGTAGGATATAACTCATTATATTTGTCCATTCTTTGGACGATTACATCAATTAATTGTTTTTTGTGTTTTTGATAATTGCCCCAATCTGTAGTCCATTCTGATGGATATTTAAATTCCCAATCATACATTTCACTATAAGAAAGCCTATCTGGCACCAATGGAATTGCCCCAACTAATGCTCCTTCATATGGGCTAATACCTAATGTTTCTTGTAAGTTGGCACTAAAGACCATTTTTGCTCTCTTTAGTATAGCATGATACTCAGGTTTTGTCAACTGTTTATCTTGACATACTATCCACTTGTATTTAGGCAATGCCGTTGTTAAATCTCTAAATATCTCTGGTTGTTTTTCGGGTGCTATTCTATGTGGGAATACTATTAAATTTTCTTTTTCCGGTTGTACATTGTTATCAAATAATGTTGTCTTTGAAGCATCTTCTAAATACTCCATTGGCCAACCTGTACGTACTATTTTACTTTTAAGTTTTTCGTGAAAGAATTGGTTACTAGGCACATCTGCTGATTCTTCAAATGTTCCAGTAAATGTATAATTAAATAATGTTTCTACAAATAATTTAATATGAAAATTAGTAGCAAAATAGTTATAATCTGAAGCATGAAAAATGCTCCGCTCAAAATCAAAAGTCCACTGCTTATCATTAATTAACCTTCCTAAAAAATCATGTGGATCATACGATCCTGCATGCCACATTGAATGAATTGTTACAGGTACTTGGAGCAGTTCGCTCATATACTTCAATGTTATAATACCTGGATGCCAAGCATCTGTAAATAAAAAATGATCTCCTGCTTTAACTGTACCATCGCAGAACATCCTACCCATTGTTTCTATTTGTTTTGCTTTATAAATGTTAGTGCCACCAAAGTTTAAAAATGCACCTGGGGTAGTTGCTTTAGGTATGTCGTCTGCTCCTTCGATAGGTACAGATCCTTTTATTAGTTCAGGTAAATGCCATTTCCATTCACATGTATATCTAGATTCAACTGATTCTAAATCAACTATGTAAACTGTCATATATCTCCTTTACTTTCTCGACTGGATCGCTCGCTTCAGTAATAGATCTTCCAATAACCAAGTAATCAGCACCGAGTTCGTATGCTTCTCTTGGTGTTGCTGTTTTTGATTGTCCTTTAAGTTCTGTTTTTTCATATTTTATTCCTGGGCAAACCCTAATTAAATTATAATCAGGATCGATTCTATCAATATGATGCAAATCTGGAACCGAACATACAATTCCATCAAAATTATGTATTATTTTACCTATATGTTCTTTCCATATATCATGTGAAGTTTCTTTATATAATTGTAATTCTTCTACAGATGACCACGATGTTAAAGATGTAACACCTAATAATCTAATATCGTTATTATATTGTGAAAGGAGATCAAATACTTCGGGATTGTTAAAGGTACTTATTGTTGTCATTGATGCACCTTTGGCAATAATTTTTTCTACTATAGTTTTAATTGTATTAGGTGTATCCCATAATTTGCAGTCTATAAATAATTCTTTATCAGTGTAATCTTTAATATACACAGATTGGCTCCATAACGCATGATTAATTTTAAACCCGTCGACATGGTCACGTAACTTTGCGGCCATTTCTAGTGCTTCTAACGGATTAGTATAATCTAATGCTACTATTATGCTCATGTTAGTTTGTTAAAATGACTTTCTGGTCTATTAAATCGCCAAATATTACACCACATACTTTATCGACACAATCTTCTGTTATTATAACAAAATCACCTAATGCATCTATTATAATGTATCCGCCGTTCTGCTTATACCGACGAACTTCATAATCACCGATTACATCTACGTGAGTAGATACATCAATTATTTCTCTAAAATTTTCTAGGTTCATCTACTTGATATGTGCCACCCCTGCCATCAGAATATACTTTTCCAATAGCTTCGGTTCGTTGATATTCTTCTTTAAACTTAATTGGATTAGTTGGGTTTATATTAATAAATTCAACCAAACAACCATTTTCGCCATCTTCAGATACTTCAATACTAAAATGTCTATGAGGATATTTTTCTTGAATATATTCTCCTAGTTCATCTGCCATCATTTCACATGATTTATAATCTAATTGCAAAGTACCTTCTGTATATAACCCTTCTAGTTCACGTTTAAAAAGAATAAATTCTACTTCACGATCATCGTGGAATACTTGTAAATCTACTCTAAAATGAAACATATGTCTATGTTCATTTGCAAGAAATTCTACTCCTGGATGATTAATAGCATCTGGCCATTTATGTAATCCTTCTTTTTGAAAAGTTACAAAAATACGTTTATTATTTTTCATCTTCTTTTTCTATTCCTAAATATTTTTCTACTCGTTGGGCAGTTTGATAGAGTTCCCATAATTTCCAATCCATTGCTTCCATGGTTTTAAGCATAGTTTTTAATAAATCGTCAGTTGATGATTCATCTTCTTTAATTAATTTAATTTTTTTATTACTCATAATATTTTATCGCTTTTATATTTGTCCCAGGTTGTTTTATTATCGTCTGTACAAACATCCGATAAATTGAAACACCAAACACCATTATTTGTTGCTTCAAAATCTATATCATCAATTTTAATATTTAAATTAGGATTTTCATGTTCTAATTCAGGAAAATGCAATGATATTTGTGGTATAAAATTTTCATTTTTATACAAATTATTAAGTTCTTTTATTACATTATTATGATAATTAATTGGATAATTTAAAGAAACTAAATATCCTGCTGTTATACATTTGTTTACAGTATTATAATTCCAATCTAAATTAGGAACAAAAGAATGATTGGCACCTAAGTAAATATGTTCTACTTTATTTTCTTCGGCATGTTTAATTATTTTACTCGTGGGTTGGAGCCCCGCAACAAACAATGTGCGGAGCCCATGTGCCTTTGTGTTTTCTACTTCTGTTCCAATGAAAAAACTTACATCAGTAGATTTTCCAGTTTCGTAGTCTCTCAGCATTTTTAATGTTTTGTAAAATATTCAAAAGGCCAGGTATGCCATCACTATTGCGTGATTCGGCAATTCCCTCTAAGCCACTAGTTTCAAGAATTCCTTCTTCACTTTCTGGTACAGGGACAATTTTTGATTTCGAATTGCCTGTTGTTTTCGATAAGCTCTTATGCACGAAATGATTTCCTCGTTATTAAGGTTGGTGCCCAAAAATACGCTCTTTCCATAATCTTTAAGGTTTATTTCTCCGTTGGTACAATCGTGTTTTACGATTTCCTGCTTATGATCAACCGACATGGATTTAAATAACAACACCCCAAGCGATCTCTCCTTTAGTAATATTTTAACATATCTAGTTATTTATGTCAAGTGATTTCTTTAACTCTTTTTGTGAATTTTTTAATTGCTGTTTGATATCTAGGATCTGCTTCTTCCCAGGATTTCCATTCTCCTGGTTTAGTTTCTCGCATTCCTTTTAATAATTTGAAAAATTGACTACTCCGAATATAATCTTTTATTTGTGGCATCACAGGTTCGGTGCGGTCATAGAATGTATATCTAAATCTTACCGCTTCAGATTCAATCATAGGATCAAATTCTATAGGACTTAAATTATGAACTCTATAACCAAATTCAGGATGATCTCTTTCTAAATCGTCATCTCCATATCCAGGTAATCGATCTGTTTGCCCAGTATATGCTAAATCATCTGTTTCCCATTCACCTGTTTTTTGATTTAATTTTTTAGAAGTTGTACTTTTAAGTGTATGTTCTTGTGTTAAATGCATAAGCTCATGTCTTAGAGTAGAATTAACACGTTGTAATGTATAATGTATTTCTCTAAATTGCTCCTTAGGCTTATCTTGAATTAGTATATCCTCCATAATATCGCCCATTATTATTCTAATGGTATGGAGCCATTTATTTTTACGTACACCAGTTTGGTGTGTTCCTTCTGCCTTTTCATCGGCACCAGGTTTATATACTAATTGTAGTTTAGCATATCCTTCTTCGGTTTCTGTTTTAGGTGTGTATCTTTTAGGAAAGTCGTCTGGTTTAATATCTATTTCAAGTTTATTATTTTTTCCTTTAGACCAATTTTGCTCAATAGTTATACCTTTTTTGTTTGCTACTTTGGCAACCATGCCCTTAATATTATCATGTTCTTGTTCATAATCGTCTCTATGAACCTTATAATGATACATGTAATTAAGCATTTCTTGCTCTAAATGAGCAGAAAATACTTTATATATTCGTTCTGGATATTTTACTAATGCTTCAGATATTTTTAATTGATTTAACTGCATACAATATTTATTCTAAAAGAATAGGAAAGCAAGGAGGCAAAGGACGAGGGTCTTCGACATGTATTTGTCCTATTACATCAAAAGCAATAGTTATTCTTGACTCATCTTTTTCCCAAATTGAACTATGATGATTTACACTTTTAGTAACTTGAACTTGACCATTTTTATTTTCAATTGGAACATGGTATTCTTTACCTTCGGGGTCTTTCCATGAATATGTAGTAGTTGACGGTTCGGCATTTATAGAAACATGCCCTACCATATGAAAATTATGTGTGTGTGGAAATACTTGTCTACCTTTTCTAGTTAATGTTGCCCAACAACCTAAATATGTAACAGGTTCTTTAAATTTAGTAAACTTAGTAAATTCTTTAATACCTTTCATTATTATTTGATAAACTTTAAATAATTCAGGTTCATTTAATAATAAAATATTCCAGCCATTCCATTTTATAATCATTTCGTTGACAGTTCCTGGTTCTTCATTATAATGTCCTTTATCAACTTCTAATTTTAAAATTTCTGGTTCTATTTTTTCGACAAATTTTATTATTTTATCATAGTCTAATTCTATACCATGTTCTTTTGCTGGTACTGTAGTTACTGGAAGCATGTTATGATATACTGTAGTTGGCATAATTAAACCTTAAATGGAAATACTGGTCCACATCCTTTTACTTGTGTATCGTGTGTTGTCATTAAATTAAATGCTACACTACATCTAGGATAATCTTTATCCCATATATCTGTATTATGAGGTATAGGTCCTAATGTTATAACTAATTGGCCGTTTTTGTTAGGTATAGGTATAGGTATATCTTCTTTTTCACCTGTATAAAATGTAGTATTACTACCTTCAGAAGATATCCCAACATATCCTAAGACAGGATATCTATGGGCATGATAACTTAATTGTTGATCTTTTCGATGAAGATTACCATGAGAATGAATCCATAACGCTTCTTCACCAAATTTAACTTCTTCTGCAAATTGTTCCCATCCTGTTTGAATTAATTTATAAATTGGTAATAATGCTGGTTCTACAAATAAAAATATATTCCATTTATTAAATCGAGCAGATAAGTCATCATTTTTATATGCCGTATTTGTATCATTAGGCGTAGAACATATTTGTGGTTCGACAAATTCTAAAAATTTTACTATTCGCTCACAATCTATATGAACTCCTGCTTCGTCGGGTTGCATTATACAAAATGGAACCCCTTCATGATATTGAATCATTTAACTCCTCCATTTTTTCATCATCCTGTTGATCAAATGTATCTGCATCATTATCGTCTCCTACATCTTCGGCTTCAAATAAAGAATTAAATACTGCCGCTGATGATCTTCGAGTTCTTTTATCACTAATATCGGCAAATAAGCCTTCTGCTTTTTCAATTAATGTCATAGGATTTTCTGCTGTAAATATGTCTTTACATACTTCATTAAAATAAATTAAATTACGTGGAACCCAAGGACTAAATTCATCTTCGTTGCCTGTTGCTTTAACTTTACGCCATTCTGTTATTTTAGGTTTATACAACATACTTGCAGTATCTGCAAGTATGTTGGCACGTTGTACAGATTCTATATGCTGATATACGTTATGTGCCATCATTAAGAAATAACTAAAACTATCCCAACTAGTTTTGCCTTCCTTCCCTAACTTATTTAAGTCTCCTGGTTTATAATAACAAATATCTCCCATAGTCATACGTTCTGCAATAGGACTTGTCCAAGGACAAGGAATGGTACTACCTGCAAGTTTTTTATCATCAACTGCTTTATCCATTATATAACTAAAGCGATTATTTCTATGTACATGTTGTGTGTACATTTGTCCATGTGCGGTTGCTATAAAAGGACTAGCACAATCAAATGTAACCATCATATCTTCATTAACATGTTCACGCAAACATCGCTGTACTGTGGTAAGCATACACGCCCAATCTAATCGCGATGTACCTAAGAAATGAACTACGTCATGTTTGCCTTTTTCTAATAATTTGTCATCACGTAATACAATTAATCTACGCATAGCAAGGTAGATATTACGCATATTATTAGAACCAAACGCCCAACCTTCAAATGGAAAATGTTTTACTTCTTCATACCATTGTGATGAAGAAGCCCAATCCATTCCATGAAGAGCATTTAAAAATTTTACATTTCCTTGTCTGTTTGCGACGAACCAAGCATTATTATACAATGTGGCTTTGAGTGTTTCGGCATAACTAGACATTTTTGTCCGTCCACGATTAACGGGATCGGCAGTCCATGACGGTACGTCCAGTACGAGGGCATAGTCAGCGGTATGCTCGAGCCAATTAAGAATCTTACCCCTAACGGCATCAGCATTACCAACATAATTGTTATCAGTAGGTACTTCATAAAAATTCTCCCAATCGAATTTAATAACACCTTTACCTATTTGGAACCCACCACTATCAGCAAGACACCAAGTTTTCGGCTTATCTCTTTTTTGTACCATACTTTCTTCAACATCACTTTTTGCAATATCAAGTTGAGCATGGCCTGCAGAGTACAATGACCATTTATAATTAAAATATGCTTGATCTTCATTAAGAAAATTACAGCCTTCTATACCATTTTCAAACTCAGCAGGTATTCTATTCTTAGGTACATATTCTTCTACCCGTTGTTTTGATATAAATGTATTATAAAAGCCACTTATACTAGGAAGAAAGACTGCATAATCTTTATTACTTTTAGTTAAATTTTTCCGTGTTTTCATTTATTCATCGCTGGTAAAATATAATCATATGTTGCAAGTCCACTATCAATACTAATTTGCAAAGCACCTTGATCTGAAATATTCATAACACATGCTCCGCTCATTCCTAATTTAAGAATACCTAATACTTGTTGTAATGGCCAACTCCAATTTTGATTTAATTGTCCTTCTACATTTCTTGCAAATATACGTTTACCAACATGTCCGCTACCATCGTCAGTACCAACGCCGATAACAACATTACCATTTTCGGTTTTAACAGAAAAAGTTGGTTCAATTGTTGAATAAATACCTGCAATTTGGGCAAGCTCTTGAACACTTTGTTTAGATGGTTCAAATGATACATTCCAATTAACTCCTCTAAATTTCACTGTTTTAAGTTGTTGTTCTACAACTTCTTTACTCATAAATCGATATTGATCAGTATTACCATGCTGATCTTCAAACGTCAATGACTCTAATACTTGCTCGCCATTGCGTTCACGATTGTTAACATTAATTGTACCTTCATCTGATTTATACCCATCAAGATTAACAATACCATTTAAAAAGCCTAAATTACCCATACCAAATTCACCAATGAACTCGGCTACTGGGTTAGTTGTTTTTGCATTTAAAATAACAGTTCTATCTGGATCCATTGCTTCAAAAGAAGTTTCTGAATCCGTACCTGTTACTTTTACATTTTCAATGAACCCAAGACCAGCAGTATGGTCGACAAGGTCCAGAAGAATATCTTTCATATGTCTCCTTTAGATTAATTAGTTAATATATTATAACATGCCGAACGGCTAATGTCAAGTTAAAATTTAGATATAAATCTTGCAATAGGTTGTACTAATGGTAATAGTACGACTGCCATAACTGTATTCACTCCTGTATGTACAAGAGCTACCTGCTTTGTAATGCCCGTAGGCATACCATCACTTACTAACATTCCTGCTATCCATATAGTGCCTGTTGTGCCTACATTTGCTCCTAATATAGCGGCAATCGCCGACGGAAGTGGTAACGTACCTGAAGCAACGAGACCAATTACCGCAGTTGTAGTAAGAGATGAAGATTGCCATAGGAGGGTACATATTATTGCTCCAAGAAACATCCAATACGGATTTCCTAAAAACCATTGAAGGTGTTCTAAATGACCCATTGATTTCATACCACCTGAAAACATTTTAAGTCCTATATAAAAAATTACCAAACCTAAAAGGGTTTGAAAGACAGGATTATTAAATTCCATGTAGCTTCCTTTTTTATATTTCCATGAATCGTAAAGTTTTCTATCTTTTTTTTTCATTGATTACATTCTTGATCAATATAATCTTCTAACCAAACTTTACCACAATTTGCTTCTGCATCTTCTATAGTTTGCTCAATTGCTCTAAGCGTTTCTCGTGGTAGTTGTTTTGTATAATCTTTAATCATGTTATCTACATGAGTTACATATTGGGTAAATGTCATATTCTTCCTATGAAATCTCAAATAATGAGTTAAAAGTATTTGTGGTTTCTGTATCTTTCAGATCCCAATCAAGCACTCCAATTAAATTGTCTATCTTTTTATTTATGATAGCATTCTCCATTCCACCATGATCAAATGGCAATTCTTTATACCAATTTGGTAAATGTAATTCATCAATCGGATATGCAATAGATGTCATGCCCATTGGATTATTTCTTAATTTACAAACAATAGTTTTCATACCATCTGTAATTTCCATTGAATAGTTATCTGAATATGCTTTGCGTAATCTGTTCCAATTAATAGCCGCCATTACATGCCCTACTCCGCACTTGCCTGTACGATTGTACATTTTAGTATATTTTGTAAGATTGTTTACACGCTTTGGAGTACCTTTTTCCCAACCTGGGCGTTCTTTAAATTTTCCTCTAAAGTCTTTTATTTTTGTAAAGATCTCTGTTTGTCCTTTTCCATCTAATACATCAAACAAAATTTCTTCTAAAAATCTTTGCATAAATTCTGGAGTATCACTTCGTTTAAGATCTAAGCCCATGGCCTTAAGTTTACCTGGTTGACCTTCGGTATCTTTACGATTGCCTTCTTCGTCATAGACCAAGATACCGTATCTTTTCTTTTTAATAAATAATCCTTTTGTAGCAACAATTTCCCTTGCCGCCGCAATTATTTCTCCGCTTTCTAAAGTAATACCAAACGCCTTATTCATATACTTCGGAAATGTAGAATTTACTTCCGTACCTATTACATCATATAATTTTATTGCCTGTTCTTTACCCCATTCTACAGTTCCATTCTCTATATCTTCCTTGAGAGAATATATAGCACTATAATACACGCTATCAGTATCACCATATATGATACTTGAACCCACATGATTGTACTCTCCTGTAAGTACTTTATTAACTTCTGCGGCCATATGCTTTGCAATTGATCTACCTGTTAAAGTTACACTTTGTCCCATTCGTAGATCAAAGAATCTTGATCCTGGATTTAAAATGGCTCCATATAAACTATTTAAGTTAATTTTCTTTACAAGTTGCCTTTTATCCCAAAATTCTATTCTTCTTTTATCTTTATCATCTATTGCTTTTTGCAAATTCTTTTGCATCTCTTTACGCTCGGCATACCAACGTTCTAACAAGTTAGGTATAATACCTTTATTATCATATCTAAAGAGTGTACCGTTTGCAGATATGCCCCAAGGGTTACCTTGATTATGTATTAAATCGTACATTTCTGCACCAGTGTATTGATCTGTATTTCCGTTTTCCCAATCAACTGTTATTTTTTCTGCTATATCTCGTTCTTGTATTAAATCATATTCTAATGTATTAAATATTCCTTCCCATGCTTCAGCAAATGTTGCTTTTTTACCCATTTTTTCACGAACCATTGCATGAGTTTTATCTAGTCTACATTGCCCTATAATTGTTTCTGGTCCCATATTCATAGCACGAATTACACTAGGATATAGTGAATTCAAGTCCATAGAACCTATCCAATCATGCATTCCTATTTTTGGTTGTGCTACATAGGCACCTGCGGCAGTACTAAATTCGTCTTCGCTTTTTTGTTTTTTATCAGGTACTTGTAAACCTTGGCTATGTGCTTCGTTTATAATTGCTTGGTCACTAACGGCTACTGCCCCCATTGTTGTTTGCAGTAATACCGTATTAGCATGGGCTAACACATTTGCTAAATCAATGAACTGTAATTTGTCATCCATTTTCTTTAGCATCATTGTATCTTGTCTATTATATGCTATAAATTTTTCATAATCATTGTTATATAGTTGATCTAATGTACCTTCATATGTAACTTTTGTTTCGCCAATTTCGTATTCTCCAACAGCATCTAATCTATAACTATGCATTTCGTGATATGTATACTTGCGATACAACTCTAAATAATCTAAATGTACTCTACCTATTAAATCAAATGTCTCTAATTCTCTGCCAAATTTTTCAAATTCTCTTTTACGTGGATATTGTCCCCATAAACAAAAGTCTCGCATACGTTCTTTGCCTAATACTCTAGCAACTCTGTTTACAGTATATGGAATATCATAACCTTCGCTGTTCCATCCGCTTAATATATCTGCATCATCTATTAATTTTAAAAAATTTTCTAACAATTCTTCCTCTGTATTACAGAGCATAGTGTTTTCAAACTTATCACATATTTTTTCTGCTTCTGCTCGTTCAACTGTTTTTGGACGAATTGTTAATGTTATTAATTCTTCTATCCAACTACACCATAATGTAACAGAATTAATCATTGAGAAAGGATCAGAAGGATCAGCAAACCCTTTACTTTGTTGAAAGTCTACCTCAATATCAAAGAAACATTTATTTAAGTTTGGTGCTTCTTTACCTAAATAGTTGTCTTCTAAACAACGAAATACAGGATTAATATCAGACTCAAATAACTGTTTATGTGAATGAATTTTCTTTTCCATGCGGAAGGTTTTTCCGCTTGTGGTGCTTGCTCGAGATAAAGGTGTTCCAAATATAGAACGATATTTTCCTTTTACATCAGGATAATAGAAGATATATTTTGCAGGATATGTTTGATATTCCCGTTTCTTTCTAGATCGCTCTACTATATGTATTGCGTCTTTTTCTCTATCAAAAAATGCGTCTACGTAACTCATCAGCGTATTTATTATGACATTCTTGTGTAGGGTGTTTATGAGGTGCTATGGCATTCAAATCTTTAGCAAGATCCATTATACCACCATATTCTGAAGTTTCATTTTGCATAAAAATAAATTTTGGCCAATCTATTAATTCGTATAATTGTTTTATATTACCTATTATAGCATCTATAGGAGGTTTGTCTACAAATAAATTAAAAATATATTCATCATCTACACATAACGATTTATATGAAGGCAAAGTCATGTTGTAGTTTATATTCAAAGATTCTAAATGTAATTGGGTAAAATATATATTACTTAATGTATTATATATTCCTGCATAATCGGAATAAAAATATTTGTAATATAAATCAATAAATTGCTTACCTTCTTTTTTAACTTTTTGTGACCAATTTGGTCCAACAGTAGTAAACAATTTTTCACATTCTTTAGTATTTTCGGTATAAGGCGAATACTCTGTTATATTCTCTGCTTGTAAAAATTCTGCCCTATCATTATAAGACCATGCAACTATAACAAAATTAGGTCGACAATAGGTACTAAAATTAATACAAAGGCGCCTAATACCAAAATTAGATAACCCTGGATATGCAAAATTTGCCGCACCTAATATAGCAGGCCATGCATGTTCGCTAGGATCATTTTTTGCTTCTTCGTATGGTACATCTTCTAATTCGTCGCCAAATGTAATTGAATCCCCAAAAACAATAAATGGGTTCATGCAGTTCGTCCAACTGCCTGTAATACATCTTCTACTGCTTCAAAGTCATCCTTTGATTGATGCAATGATGCCTTATGTGCTATTTTAATTGCTTTGTTTAATGTAGCCGCTTTAATTTCCATTTCTTGGGCAACGGCTTTAACTGTATCGCCTAACCCTTCTCGCAAATCTTGAATTTCTTGCGATACTTGAACACCTTCGGTTACAAGTTGTTTAAGTTTAGCAATTTCATTTATACTATATGTTTTTGTTGGCATTTTTCTCCTTTCATAAATAATGTCTTATTATTATAGCATACTCTAAAATATGAGTCAACCTATAAAAAATTAAAATTTATGGTTACCCTAACTTGTTCATCTGTACAATTTGTACTATAATGATCCATAGCTCCGTCAAAAACTACAAATCGATTTTTTATAGAATCTACTTTAATGTCTCCTATTTGTGTATAGCCATCATTAGTGTTAATATAATATACTGCCGATTTATTGTTGAATGAAAAATCTTGGTGAGGAGCATGTTCTAATAAATTTTCTGTAGAAGGATACATATTTGCTTTAATTCGTATTAATGCTTTATAATTTAATTTTTCTATAATTGGAACTAAATGTTCAAATTCTGGTGCAATAATTCCTTCTGGTTGTCGCCAAATAACAAATGCCCAAAAACAATCTGATGGATCGCCGGTTGATCGATTATGCATTTGTTCGACGGCAACTTTACTTTGGAATCGCCATTGAGGGTTTCTACTTAAAAAATGTTCTTCTAATTCGTCTGCTATGCCTTTTGGTAAGTAGTCATCTATTACCTCAGCAACGATATTGCCTTTGGTATCTTTATGAAACATGTTTAATCTTTAGGTATTGCTCTTGAAACATCAAATGTATAAAATTCAATTTGTCCTAATCTACTTTTACTTCTAGTATCATCACTTGTTTGATCAACAATTTCGCCTTGGACAACTTCTCCTGCTTCTTGTCGTCCTCGTATTTCTTCTTGTTTTTCGTGATCTTGTTCTGAATACGGAAATCGATATGCTATAGGTTCATCCTCACCTGGATATCCGACCCAATAAAATATCCAATCTGGTTCTTTAACAGCAGATGATATAACAATAAATTTACCTTCTTTTATTTTATCTGTTGGGTATCCTAACATGCTTTGTACTGTAAAATAAGTCGTAACAGTAAGAGCAAGAGTAGCAGGAATTATAACAAACATCCATACTTTATCTGCACCATGTTGTATTAAATCCCATAAAAATATTGCAAGTAAAACTAACCATGCTATTATTAAAAAACTAAATGCTAACATTAGAATCCCCTCGAATCTGCGCCTATATTATCGTATCTATTTAATTCTGCATCACTTTCTTGTGTTGGAGCAGAATTAATTCCTCCTCCTGGTGTTGAATAATAGCTTTCTTCGGTACCACTACTATGAACCTCATCATCATCTGCAGGTATATTATCTTCTATCATATATGATGGCGGAGATGGGCGATCATCTGGTTCTGCAACACCTTGTATTTGGGTTCCTTCGCCGGCGGCTTCTGCACTTATGCTTGTTGAATGTCCTGAGCCTTCAATAGGGGAAAGATTACTTCGGTCTCGACCTGCAAATCTTCTTTTTCGTTTATTTTTATTTTTTACATAACCTTCGGGTGTAACTGTAAATCTTATTATTGTTTCTTCTTGTCTTGTATTTTCTAATGTAACTATACCAGTATGTACTTCTCCATATGGATTAAGTTTTATTACCCTTGTTGTTACTTCGATCGGACCTTCTTGCTGGCTGCCTTTCATAGAATATAAATGATTATTAACTATATATTCTCCTGGCACTATACCTCTAATTGTCATTACTTCTCGATTTAAATAGATTGTCTTTGTAGTTCCGTCTGCTAATACTACTTTATCGTTTGATTGGCCTAAATCGTCTTTATCTAAATGTAATAAACCGGCTTGCAAATTAGGAAAACCAACTATATTGCCAACAGGATCTGCCATCCATAAATCTACATCATATGCAGACTGATCATCCCATTCCATTATGATCATAAATTCTGCTTTTGCTTCTATTTCTGCATCTTTTTCAACAGGATTAATTAAAATAAAAGCGACTATGAACATAAAAACAAAACCGATTAATACATTAAAAAGTAGATCGGTAAATGCTAGTGTACTTTTATATTTAGAATTACTGTTCATGGCGAAAGTAGAATTTATTCTTTTTTCTGTTCTCGTTGTCTACATTAACCAATTGTATTTTTAATGCTAACGAACAGATCAACCCTATCAATGTTGTATATAAGGCAGTACTCATGCCTAATGCCATTTTTGTAAGCGAACTCTGTATAGTGCTTGTGTTTGCTAAATCAATTTCTGCAAATGCGCCACTTAACATTAACAAAAATCCGGTAACAGTTCCTATCATCCCCAACGCAAGACAGGCTTCAGCAGTAAACCAGCCAATGCTAACATCTTGCATTTGATTTTCAGATTTTTTTGTTCTCCATCCTATCCATATGGATGTTAAAACAAATACTATTAATATTAAAAAACTTATTTTAGTTTGGTCGGCATTATATAAGTCTATGTGCAAATTAAAATATACTGCAACACCACCGGTAAGATAGGTTAGACAAAATATAAGCCACCATCGTAATAGTGCTTTCATGTTATCCTTATGTTAATATTCCCTTGATAGGCTTATTGTTGTTATATTATGAGTTGCTTGCTAAAGTGTGGCAACATGTCATTATATTTATACGTTGTTAGCTGGACGGTGTTACCTTCAGAATATTCTGTAGGTTTGAATGTTGCTATATCTAATTCTTCTATTAAAGGCTGTTGAACTTTAATTTTATCTTTTAATGATTGATAAACCATTCTGTGATTATCAGCCGGTGTAATACTGGTGTTAGATTTATTCTTAAACCATTTAGAAACTATTAAAATTTTATATTTTTTAGCCACTAATGCTGACTGTTCTACTAACAAATAAGATGGCGTAAATACTTCTTTTAATCTACTTTCTATATCTCTTGAACTATTAGTTTTCATTTAATTAATCCTGATTTATAACTAGTTTTACCTTTAATTCGTAATGCAGTCATTGCTTTTTTACGATTACTTCCATCTAAATTATAAGAACAATGAACCCAGCCACTGTTAGGGCCTTCTGCAGGATTATAAAATTCTAAAATTAATTGGTCAAATACTAAATTATCTTTAATCCATTTTGCCAAATCATAATTAGGATAATTTATAATTTCAAAGTCGGCGGCTTGACCATTACAATGTTGACTTTTTGCTGATCCTCTAACCGCGGCATTAAGTTTAGGACTTCTGTATCCACTATTTACTGTTACTACTCTACCAAAATGCTCTCGCACAGGTTGAAGTATATGGCAACATACATTTACCATATTGACTAAGTGTTCTGAATTGGGTGTGTTATCTATTCCTAGTCTAGTTGCTGTAGAACTTTTTGTTAGTTCTCCTAAACTAAAATTTTTTGTTAACTTCATCTATTTTCTCCTACGAGTTTATATATGTAGTTATTTATTATGCGGCTTTTGCTATACCTTCAAGTATTGCACTTTTTTTGGTATATGTTTTATTTTCATGAAGTTTTTTAAAAATGTCAACAAATATTTTTGCATTTGCTTTTGCATCAGATTTATTTCTCCAATTAGGACCACCATTATATTTTGCATAGGCTTCTTCTGCCGCTTTCATTGGATCTGAATTTGTTTCTAATGCTTCTTTATAATATACTGCAAATGTATCTGCACCAATATGTGCGGCTAAAAGAGCATCACCCGCAACATCCGACCATTGATACGTTGTACCATGTCGAAGATTATATTCATCTACGACTGCCGGATCATAAAGGTAAGGGTTTCCTTGGTCATCTTGTCTTATCTCACCTTTTCTAACATGAAATAACCCCCAAGCACCTCGTGTTCCTCTATCAGTATCTCCTTTAAATATTCCTTGCTTTAGTTCACCTTTAACTACACTTGTACCACTTTCTTTTTGTGATAATGCTTTTAATAATTTGGGATCTATTTCGTATTCTGTGCTTAATTTTGTTATTAATGTATTATAGGTTTGAGTATCTGCTGGCCATCCAGAGCTGGCTATTCCTTGCCCTGCTATTGCTGATGGTTCGTCTCCTTCTAAACCCGATTTAACTACTTTATCTATTTTTCTTTCTGAAGTAGATTGATAATCATATAATCCTGTCCATTCTCCAAAATCTGATATAGTATCATCTATATAATCAGCAACAGAACTAGAACTTTCGTCTCCTTCTAAGTCTAATCCTGTCATTGATTCTGCAGGTAACAATGCAAATAATTCATCTTCTGTCATTCCAAATTTCTTATAGATAGACGAAGGATCAAACTGCTGGCCTTTTCGAACTGCTTCTAGTTCTGCGGCTCTAAATTCTTTCATAAGTTCGTTATGCCTTCTCCAGGTTCCTTGCATGTTTATGTTTCCCTGAAATCCTTTTTTAGAAAATATTCCTACACCTAATTTTCTTTCATTGCCTAATTCGTCTGCTCTTTTACCTACATAATCGCTAGGATCCCAATTTGGATTTAATGAGTGTTCATGTGTACCACCTGCATGATATTTTGTATCTAAATGATCTTTATTTCCCCTTGTCATGTAAAAAACTTTCATTCTTGAAGTTCGCATGTTATATTTTATATCTAACCAAGTTGCTGTTCCTTGCGTTCCTTTTTTAGCCATATTTGTCCATGTTTGTTTAGCAACTTCGTTTGATATAGATTGAGTATAAAGTACAACATCTCCGTCGTTAATGAATGTATTAGGATCTAATATTTCGCCTTTTTTCTTTGCTCTTTTTTCATGTTCAGTTACATTAATATATGAACCATCAGGTTTTTGCACTACTATTTCAAATTGTTCGTCACGTTGGTCTAATGGTAGAAAAAGTTCTGAGTTTAAATCTCGTTCAGTCATTGAAGAAAATTTATCGTTAAACATTTTTGATCGTGAGTTAACCTGGTTAGTCATCGAACCTGAACTAGTACCAACACCATATTCGTAAAAGTTTTTGTCTTTACCCTGTGGTCTATCTGTAAATGGATTTTTTCCTGGAAAAAATTGTTGTCCGTTATAAAACTGATTAGGAGACAATTTTCGCAATGGACTATTTTCTGGTAACTTATTTCTATCTTCGTCATATTTTTTAACAAAATTGTCATACGCTAATGCAGATGTTCCCGATAGTAACATATGAAATCCAAGTAATCCGGCACCTCCTCTAAGTCCCATGCGACCCGGAGGGCGGACCTTCTTGCTCTTTCTGGCTGCCTTTCTGTTTTGTGCTTTTACACCTGTCTCTGCTTGAGCCCCCATTTTACTAAGTTCTATTTTTGCCTGAGTATGGGTAAGGGGTTTATTATCCATTTTGTTTGCAGGATTTTGCAAATAATATTGTCCATTTTTTCCTCTTATTAAATGTCTTTCAGGATTACTTGCAGAAGGTCCTAAATTTTTTGATGTTTGAAATCTTGTTTTAGGCGGTATAGGTTTTATATTCGTTGGAGATATATCACCTTTAACAGGTATTTTTATATCTGCACCTACTGGTAATCTTTTTGCCGACTCGTCTGTAATACCATTGAATTTCATTATCTCTCGATAATTAACACCATATCGTTTACCTAATTGAGAAATAGTCTCACCTTTTTTAAGTTTATAATTAATTTGTTTAACACCTTTCCTGGCCGCATCTTCTATTTGTGCTTGTGCCGTTTTTGCTGAGGCTACTTTTTTTCTAGTTTCTTTAATATTTTTTACGTCTTCAGGAGTTTTCTTTGATGCTAGTTCTTGTTTTTTAATATATTCTTCTAATGATTGTATATGTTTAGATTGTTTTTTTGATTGTGTAAGATGATCTTTAATTCCAGTAATTTTACTTCTATTTTGTTTTAATGCTTCTTGGGTTGCCAATCGTTTGTTATCTTCGTGTGCCCATTTCTTTTTTAACTCTTGTATTTTTTCAGGTGATAAGTTTTTATTTTTTAATGCTTCTTCGTAATCTATTAGGGCTTTACGAGAAGCATATTCTGCTTGTCGAAATGCTTTTAGTTTTAATTTTGTTTGTCTTCGTTCTGCATCTGCTCTCTTCCTTAATTCTTCTTGATTTTTTTCTCTAATCTTTCTATTTTCAGTTTCTTTGTCTATACGAGCTTTTTCTGCTTTTAGCTCAGCAGTATCTAATTTTCTGAGTGCATTTTGTAAATTTTTTTGTGCCGTCTCTGCGGCTTTTTTTGCCGCAGGAGTTTTTAATTTAGTTGCGTTTAGATTTGCGGCTTTTGCCTGTCTTCTTGCATCTGTAACTTGTTTTCTTACCCTTCGTAGATAGTCTGAGTCAAATTTACGTATTTTTTGATTTAATTTTTTCTCGTCTTTTTGTAGTATCGTATTTTTTCTTTTTCTCTCTTGTTCTTTTTCATGTTTTGCTATTATTTGTTTCTCTTTGTCGATATCTTCAGGTGATACTACTATTGGCTTTTGCCTTGGAGGCGGCTTTAGTTCCTGCTTTTGCTTTGAAGGCGGCTTTAGTTCCTGCTTTTGCTTTGAAGGCGGCTTTAGTTCCTGATTTTTATTGGCCCAGTTGTGTGGATTAATTCTAGATAATGTTTTCCTTATTTTGCTAGGAGGTTTTTTCTGAGCACCTGTAATTTTTAGTTTTTGTGAAGGGGATTTCCCTGCTGGTGACCATCGATTTCTATATCCAAGTGTAAGTGCCGCGGCCGCAGTTAAATCTGCCGGAACTGGCGGTTGTTTATAATTAGGATTTGTAACTAATGCATTAGGATCATTAGGATCATGGGATGGTGGTTCTGGTGTATCAATCTTTCCGGCCGGATGAGCAGGTTCAGGCTCGACCCACTTATACATATCAGTCCAATGACTAGTTTTATCAGCCTGTTTAAGCCAATCTGCTTGCTGTCTAGTTACGTCTTTGCCCTTGTATTTTACTTTTTTAATGGCAGGCTCTTTAATATATTCGTTAGGATCTAATTCGGTCAGAGTAAATAGCTCTTCAAGTTTTCGTTCGAGTAATACTTCTTCCTTTTCGGTAAGACTGTATGTCATAATGCATGCCGTTACTTCACTAAACTAGTTGCTAAATCTTCATTTGCTGAAGTAAAAATGCGACTCATACCTTTTTTAATTCTAGGATCAACTGATTCCATGCCCATTATATCCATAGCCGGTTCTAGTGCTTCTTCTTCACTAGGTTCGTCTGTTGGGTGGGGATTAACTTGTTCGTATTCCATATAATGTTTAATAGAACTCATGTAATCTGCAGACTTAGTTATTTTGGCTTGAATCCAAGGTTCTAAGTTATCTGTATCGCCGATTTGTTGATGAAGTTTAATTGCATATTGTGCAATTTTATATAATTGCTCTTTTGCCATCCATCCATCTTCGTCGGCGGCATCTAACACGCCTTCTTTAAGTTTGTCATTCTTTTCATTTGTCATTGAATCACCTACTAATTTTCCTTTTGTATAACCTTCAGGGCGGTTTGCTTGTGCAGGATGATCTGTTTTTGTTTTAACTTGAACACCTGTTTTAACCCCAACTGCTTTTTCTTTAACTGCTTTTGGAAACATTCCTACTTTGTTAGCGTCAGCACTAACAGGTTTCTCTCGCCTAATCATTTTACCTTTGCCTAATGGTGCATTAACTGTTGCAACATTTCCAGCACTTGTGCCTCCTGCAGAGGCGGTTTCTTTTATGTTTTCCATAGTACTACTATTTATGCTAATATTTTGATCTGCAAGCAGATGAGCACCATTGCCTATTTCGATAACTGTTCTCATATTACCGGCCGCTTGCAAATAAGTTCGTATACTGTATAATCCCATTTCACGATCAAAATCGGGCAATTCTTCTATTTTTTCTTCAGGAAATATATCAACCCATAGTGTCGGGTTACCCGATTGTCTAGGAGGTTTAAAAATAAAATTAACTTTTTCTAGTTTTGCTTTTAATGTCTCGTCAAATTTTAAATTGGTAAACATAGGATTATTTGGATCTGCTCCTAACATTACAATATCTATATCACTTCCTAATGTTGTATGGTGTTGTAAAAAATTAAATGTTGCATCTAAAAAATTAAATTCTTGTTGTGGTGTATTTACTGCACTATTTAATGATTGTGCGGCTCCTGCATATGCACCTCGAATAGATTCTACTGGATCTTGAGCAAAGGCTTGTTGATTAATTTTAAAAACATTAAGTCCAAAAAATTCATTAAAATGTGCTTGTAAGTCTACTCCTGCTTTTGTTTTTAATGCAGGTGTATTTAAACTTCTTGTAAGTTGACCTACTTGTGAGGTGTTTGCTTTTACACTCAATAAATTAATTACAGTATTATCTACTTGTAATACCAAATCTGCTTTAGTTCCTTTTTGATCTTCTGTGCCTACACCTCGTACTATTACTTTATTAGATGTCTTATCTTCTTTAGGTAATTTTATTTTTTCTATAATGGGTGATTTACTATTAATGTAACTTATTGCACTTTGAAAATATCCTCTAAATTCACTTGTGTCGCCTTCTTCTAATATAACTTTTTCTACATGATACATACTATTTTTACGAACCCGTATATTAACATCTAATCTATCAGGTTCACCATTTTCGTATATAATAGGACTTCCAAAAGTTAAACTACCATCACCACTATTAATTGTACTCTCACTTATGATTTTAAGACAATCTTCAAATGCAACTTCTTCTTTATTATGATATAAAATTTTAGCAGTAACAGCCAATCCCATAAAAATTTCAGAAACATCGCCCCTATTATATTGTTCTCTTACAGTTATTTTATCAATATCACTTAATTTAATAGATTCGCCATTGTCCAACTTTAACGTAAATCCTGGAGGCATTTTATTAGGATCTCCGCCGGCAGATACTGTTCGAAGCAATACTTTGTCTCCACCTTTAATAACTCCTACTTGCTTATTCCAATCCTTTGGAATTCCTTCGGTACCAAATACTGCTTTGTTAAGTTTTTTATATTGGTCTCCGGCAATAACAACTTGAGATCCGTCTATTAAGGTTACTGGATCTCCATTTTTAATTTTTGTAATTAAATCCCTATAATAACGCATATCACCGTATCGTACTTTTCGTAGTTCGGCAAAAGATAATGTTGCTTCATTTAATTTATCTTTGATATAGGCGTTTAATATATTCATATTAATATTTATTGTTAATCCTCGTCCCATTGTAAAAGTTCTTGTTTACCATGTTCGGCCAAAAACTCTCTATTTTTCCAATGCTCACCTTTAACATCGTCTTTATTTTGTCCCCAATAACCAACTGCATGGCCGTTTTCGCATAGCCATTTATTAACATTAGTCCAGCCACTATGTTCGCCTTCTGCTGTACAATTAATCCAAACCTCGCCTAAAATTCTTCCAAACTTACCTCGGCTGTCTGCTTCAGGGCATCTAATTTGAATATCTATGTCATCTCTATCTGACATAATTGCCCAATGTACCCATGATTTAAGTGCGGCCTTACTAAGTAGACCATATACTTTTTCGTTCTTATGTCTTGTTCTTGATTCTGGTGTATCGATGCCTAACATTCTTACACGATGTTTTACCATAACATCAAAACCTAAATCAAAAACACAATCTAATGTATCTCCGTCTACTACTTTTGTTACTGCTTCTACTCTGTAAATGAATTCACAGGGCTCATCGTTTTTATAAGTTGCCATATTTCTCCTCTAAGTTTTATGGTTATTCTACTGACATAAAATGTATGTCTTCTGTTTCATTTCCATGAAATTCTCGCCAAGTCCTTTTAGCATAATCGGCTTCTTCCATGGTTTTAAATACTGCTACACAATCTGTATATATTGCATCTAAAAATAAATGATTTATTTTAAATTGATATAATTTTGGATTTTTAAATATAAATTGACAATTTTCAAATACACAATTCGTCATGCCCCATCCAAATTTATTAACTAATTCGTTCCACGCAGTAGGATCAATAACTAATACATGATTATAATACGTCATGTCATATAAATCTACTTCAATGCCTGGTTGGTCTGTACTAGTTCGTAATCTAGTTACCATGCGAGATTCGGGCGTACCCCAGGCTTGTTGTCCAACAAACGGTTGCAATGCTACTGCTTGAAATTTCATTTGCTCATTTAATGCCAGTAAATAGTTTTTATTGTCATATTGCGAGGTGTTTACTGCATTATTTCTAAATGATAAATGTTTTGTAAATTCTGAATTAGTTTGTTTAAATTCTTCTGATGGCATTATAGAACCAAAATGTCTAACAAATAATTGTGCTACATTATTAATTGAACCTTTTCGTTTTTGTTTATTTTCAAAATAAAATCGTTTTAAGTCTCGCAATGTTACGCCTGCAACATCATAGTCAAATATTTTATTTTGAGCTCGTCCTAGCTCTACAGCAAATTTATAAACAAATTTTAAATAGTCTACTATTTCATTATAATTGTTTACTTGTCCCGACATGCTATCAAGTACACCACGCAATCCTCGCCATTCTAATGTTCCTTGGTGATGTGGATTAAGAACACTATATTTGTCAAAAATTCCCATTGCCAATCTATTAACTGTTTGATCATACGCAAATTCTAATTTATTTTCTTTTGAAGTTAAATTTTCTAATGATCCTTTAAATTGCTCAACTGATTCTCCCAAATCATTTAAACTTGCATACTCGTCATCGTCATATTGTGGAATACCTTTATATTCTTTAAATCTTTCAAACAAACCACTATCTAAAAAATAAATTGCAAACCAGGTAGCATCCATTCCGCTTGTTTTTTCTAACATTCCTAACCCAAAATGAACATGAAAACCACATGATCTATTTGTATATGCACCATTGTCAAGAAACTCTTTTACAATTTTTGCTACTTTTTGGAAGTTAGGCGGAGTTGCTGTAAGTCTAGCAGATGCACCGTTTTCGTCTTTAATTAAACCTATATCAAATTCAGCACCAAAATGAGTATCTGTGTCATCGTCATTTGCTAGAACACTTTGTTCTTCCATTCGACCTAACCCATACTTATCTACTATACGTTGTATATTAGGATGAACTTCCTCTACTGAACCGGGCTCTAGGTCCATTATTTTAGAATCAAAAGATTTGGCGGCAGGAACAACTATTTCTAACTCAAAGCCAACAGTTATTTCACCAGCCGTTGCTTCGGTTATTAATTCTTTTTCTCGCATTTAATTATCTTAACCTCTTTCTTTCAAGATTTGACATAGGTCCAACTGCCTTAGTTGGGTTAGTATTTGGAGAAACACCGGCTCCTGCGACTGCTTTTTTATGATAGGCTTGAGGGCCTGGAACCATATCAGTTTTTGCAAATTCAGATCCATCGCCCGGAGTAGGAGGAGATTTTTTAACTATCTTTTTTCCAACTTCACTGGCCGCATGTATTTTGCCTCCTAATCCATGAGATGCGGCTTTAGCCTTTTTTAAACCAGGTAACAATTTCTTTCCGTAATCCCAGGCTTTTTTTCCATACCTCAACGCATATGGCGCCGCAAGTCGCGCCGCATGTATTCCTGCGCCTATAACTGCCGGAAGTACTTCATCAACACGTTCTTTTTTGGTTATTACTTCATTTATTTTCATTTAATCTCTCCAAGACTAATGTTCATTGGGTCAAGTATATCCTGCTTTACTTGTTATTGCATGACACTGGTCCGCCGACAATCCTAAACGTGAACACATCTTATGTAACTTATCGTGACCTTTTTTACTATTAGAACCAGTTAACACTTGTGCTAACTTAATTACTTTTTTAGGAGTAACACTTTCACTTTGTACTTTGTTCTCTTCTTCTTCTCGCTTCCAATAATTATCTGCAAGATCTACACCTTGGGCATCTGTGTAATAACTTATGTGAAATTTTTCATTTCTATTTTTTAATATAGGAGACGTTTGTATCATAGATGTTTGAAAATCTTCTGCGGCCGCTCTAACATCAAATTGAGCATTTGGTACAACTTCGCTTCTTTGTAAAACTTCTTCTGCAGAGAAGTTAATATCTTGCATTGACCACCACTCTTTAGATACTTCACCATATTGTTGTTCTTCTCGCACAACCCAATCTACAATTTGAACTATTGGTGCTGTTATATAACATCTATTAGGAGAATCTGATGGTAATCCGGGTTTTTCGAATACGATTGCTAAATCTAATCCTCCGCCCGAATGATTAACGAAATTATAATCAGAATTTTCTAGAGCTGATTTAAATTGTAACACTACTTCATGTCTTATGCCTTCTTCCCATCCTGCGTTGACTGCCTCTACTAATATATCAGCAATACCAACATAATCTTGTTCTGTTTTTTCATCATACTTAATAGCATTGTTTAACACGTCTTCCTCAAGTTCGTCGCCTAATACTGTTGCAAATTCTGTGTTTAATATATTTCGTGTTGCTTCTGGTATATATTTCCATAGCTCATTGTGGCCTGTGTCTTTATTATTGTCTCGTCTTAATGTTGTTGCCCAATCCTTTATACTCCAAGGCTCATAATCTTCATCTCTATACCGGAGATCTGGGGTCTCTCCATCACGCAATACTTGGTCGTATGTGCTATTAGCCAATTCATAACTTATTAATGAATATACGTTTGGATATTCATTTGTAATTTGTACAGGTATTTCCATTGCCTGTTTTGCAGTTTTTCCTATAGCAGTATCGCGTGGTATGAATAGTTGCGGTGTTTGGCTTTCATTATCTAATTTAGTTGTTATAATTTCAACTAATGTGTCATCTATACCTATATCCTCTACATATTTGCCTATGTTGTCTCCTGCTAATCCAGGCTTTTTTGCTATAAGTTCTGCGGCATCAGGTAAATCCCATACAGAAAAATTTGCTTCAGGATGATATCCGCCGCCTTTAATACCTTTAATCTCTTTATTCATTATTAATGTTCTAATAACATTATGATATTTTGCGGAAGGTTTTTGATTTGCATAGCCTTTCATTTCACCCAAATATCCTGCACCATCTAATATAAATGTAAGATGTGGTGTCCAATGATATTTTTTATGTGGATGCGGTGTTCTATAACTGAGGATTGTATCATCATCCTTGTACGATGCAGTATTACCGCAATGACCCATTGACTCGCCCTCTTTTGAACAAAATGCTCTGTCTAAGTCAAACCATGCCGATCCATCTGGAAACTTAATAAACTCTTCGTACATTTCTCGGTATTCGGTCTCTTCACCGGTATCCATATCGGACATTACTCCGCCATGTGCTATTGAACGTTCATCATCTTTAAGAGCTTTAATCCATTCAGTTTCTACGTTGGCCATTCTCATATGAACAGCAGTCGGCGTTTCTTCAGGTTTGAATGTCATATTGCGAATAGTATTACCAAATCCATCGTGTTCTATAAAATGATTCATAGAGTAAAAGAATTGATCATCACCGCCTGGAAAGATACCTCTTACACCTTCATTGCCTATTTTTATACCTGCTTGTTCTGCTTGTTTTCTTATACGTTGTTCTTCTTTTTCTGTGTATAAAGTCGGATAGCCGTAATCTTTATTGTAAATAAGATGTATTTTAGTATCTAATACATACCATCGTAATGCCCATACTACTTTAGAGTTGTCTACTTTACCATCTTGTTTTTGAAATGCTTTTTTTGCTTGGTTTGTAATGGCTTTAAAATCTCTTAACAAGGTATTATAATTTTGAGTACCAGGACCATGTTCGGGCACTAAACCACGAACTAAACTATTCTGTAAATTGTCTACAATACTTTCGTTTAATAATAATGCCTCTACTAAACCACGAACTAGACTATTATGTAAATTGTCTTCATTACTTTTGTTTAATAGAGCCTCAGAAATTCTCATGCCTTAAACCGGTTTCCTTTTTTTGCTTGTTTTGTTGCTACTGCATACATAACAGATTCACCATCCTTACCATATTGGTCAGTAAAGTTTTTTTTATGTGACTTTAACTTTTTAACATTATGTTCTTTGTCACTCTCTTCTTTTTTAGAAAGTTCACGTTCAGATATAATATCTTCAATTAACATTCGATCAAACTCCGAAATAATATGTGTTTACTTTCCATAGCATTAATCATATTAATTGTTTCTTGTTTTCTGTCCGCTTTAGGTGTGCCTACTTCGCCTGATTTAATTGACACCATAGCATTGAACACACCTTTAACTCTATCTTTGCTTGTAGGGTGTTTTAAAGACGCTTGTACATCAGGTAATAGGTCATCGAACGATTTAGTTAAATCATACTGCCATAACAATCTATCTACATCGTTCCAATTATTAGATTTCCATAATACTTCTCTAGTACCTTTTGCTTCTCTACCTCTATGATCTTTTTCATATGCTCGTAACTGTAATTCAATACCACTTAAATTAAATTCTAATACTTTATTTGTTTTAGGGACACCTAATCCTATACTTGCAAATAATCTATCTATTGTTTTTGTTGCATTTGCTTCTTGAATTGCAGTTTTAATAAGACCTAAAATTAATCCTTGTTTTTCTGCAGGCCAATCTAAAAAACTTTTTTTAAATGCACTTTCATCTTTTGTTACTGCTACTATATTATCTATTTGTGCTGTTTTGCCTGCTTCTGTTTGGGGGAACAAAACACTAACAAGTTCACCTGCATTGTATGAACGTCTGCCCGCATACTTATCGCTTCTAAAAGGTAAAATTTTATTTGCTGATTGATTTTCTAAATAGTTTTGTAATTCTTTTTTAATTGCTTTTTTATCTGTACCTTCAATGTGTACAATTAAATCTATGTCGCCGTGATCTTTTTTACCTGCGGCTACACCACCTGTAACTTCTGCAGACACGAAACCAGGAAAACCTGATAACACCGAATCGATATAACTTTTCGCTGTTGAATTAACATGCTCGTTACTTATTCTATCTCCGCCTGCTACTCCGCTCATTGTTTATGGCCTCAACTTATGGACAGTACCGGTAGAATCTTTATAAATTCCGCCACGGTCTGGCATTTTAGTTGGTTTACTTTTTGGCTTAGTACCAGCACCAGCAATAGCTGAAATCCCATCGTCAGGCCTACCTAAATCTGCTGTACTTAATCCGGCTCTATTAGGATCAAGTATAGTTTTTGGTTTTGCCTTTGGCATTGTAAGTTGTGATGCATATTGATCTTGAGGTTGAGGAGCATTCCAGTCTTTTGGCCAAAACTCTCCTACTGGTGGGTTTCGCTTTGAATAATCAAGTGCCGCTTTTCTCATGGAACCTAACTTTGAGTTTTTTGCTTTTAAATAAGCATCATGTGTTTTAAAATGTACCCTACCAGCGTTATCAAAATATGTATCGCCGCGTTCTATTAATATTTCATTTAGTCTCATATATTACTCCTAAGGTTACTGCTGTCTGGTAAAAACTTTCCTGTTAACCCAAACTCATCCTTATGTTGTAACCAGTATTCTTGTAAATCGTCTGGTATATCTACTCGTGTTCTGTCTAGTATTTTTAAATAAATTTGCATAACATTATCATACAATGGATGTCCTTTAATTGCATCGTGTAATGTATGATAGTTTGCTAATTGTTGTATTGATAAATTTAGCCCAAATAATTCATTTAATAGAGCCAATGTGTCGTCGGGAGTTCCTGCAACTACTTCTTTGGTTGCTTTATCTTTAACACCTACTTTATGATCAAACGAATGATTAGTTGCTTGAAACATTGCTAACATTAATTGTGTTCTATGTAATCCTTTTACATTAGAGTCTTCAGGATAATTAGCCGATGCATAACTAAATTTAAGCCAATCTAAATTGCCTACCATCCAATCAATTTGTATACCTACATTTAAATTACTACCTTGTTCATCATATTGCGGAAACATTCCAAATGCATTACCTGGTGTAACTTTTTTGGGATCCATATGTATAGTAGGTGCATGTTCATTAACATATTCGCTAATTAAAACTAATGCAGTTTTCATAGCAACTTGTTCATCACTTGATGTTCTTGCACGTTTTTTAAAAACATCAAATCGTGTAACAAATTCTTCTGGTCTAATATGCCATGCTGTTAGTGTTTGGCTAGAAATGCCTTGTGGAAACAATTCTGTTGCGTCAACTGCTAAATCTATATCACCACTTGAACTTTTAAGACCTACAGATCCAACTGGATGAAACTTATTAGGTGAGATGCCTGCGTTAGGAAACACTTGTTGCAATTCAGCAAAGTATCTTTCTAATGTAGGTTGTATATTTTCTTTTGCAATTCGTCCTGTATTTTCTCCAAATACATTACCACCTTCTAATAATTCTGCAAAACGCATTAAATATCCCCAAACTGTTTTTTATATCTGTTTTGACGGGCTAACTTATCGTATGCAGAAACAAGGGTTTCAAGTTTTCCTTGAAAAACAGGGTTATCTTTACTGTATAATATCTTATATGCTCGCCGTATCATAAACGGATCGGCAGGTTGATCAATATCTGCGGTTGCAATACTATCAGCAAGTTCTTTTAATTGCCTTGCTACCATATTTTGTAATGATTTTATGTCATATGTTCCACCACTAGGTGGCCATATATCTGTTTCAAAAGGATCTTTTGGACCTTCTTTAAGTCTGTCTAGTACTTCACGCATTTGTGCAGATTTGGTTCTCTCAGATTCCGGCATCATGGTACTCCATCTATATATGAATATTTATCGGTTTTGCAGAATGCAAAGGGATGTTCCAACTATATGTTGCAACGATTTAAAATCTCTATTACCAAGATATAATTCATTTAATGCTTCAGTTACGCCAGGCCAATGGGGACTGCTATAGTCATGCCAAAGAATATATCCTCCTCGACGTACTAAATTATATGCAAGTTTAGAATCACTCATTGTATATTCATAACTATGTGATCCATCAACAAACATAAAGTCAATTCTATCTATATAATCAGTAAAATCGTAGTCGGCCGAATCACCATATATTTGTTTTATCTGTGGATGAGATTTAATAGTTGTGATTTTTCTTTTTCGAGTAGTCCAATCTAAAATGTATTTTGCTTCATCGGGTTCAAGTGGTAATTTAGTTTCGTTAGAAGGTAGGTCTATAGTAATAACTTCACCATCTTTTGGTTGATTTAGTGCCATATTAATAGTAGTTCTTCCATTAAATGTGCCTATTTCTAATATTTTTTTAGGTTTTAGTGTGCTTATTAGTAAAGAAATTACAACCAATTCAAGAGGTGTTATATTACCATCTTCAGGATTAAGATTTGTTAATGTTATAGATGTGTTTTTATCTAATATATCGTCTATTAGTAACCATGGTATCATGTTCTAACCCAAGCTCGAGGATGTTGTAAAGGAAAATCTAATCCACCTATTACTGAATGTATGCATTTTCTACATATTAAATCATTATCGCCCATTCCTTTACCATACATTTGATCTCTTAAATGATTTGCTTCTTCTGAATTAAGTATATATTCGACACTATCTTTTGTTATATCTCCTATAATGTTTTCTTGATAATAATCTTGGCAACATAAAAATACCTTTCCTTTATGGTTTATAGAAAAAGTATGTTTTAAAACTTTCTTAACACAATCATACATATAAGTATTACCTTTATATTTTGTCTGATATATATCATATTCGTTTTTATCATTAATTTTAAGATTACCACTTCTATTATTATGTGGCATAAAATACCAATCTACGTTAATAGGATGAGTTATTATAGATTCTAATTGGTCTCTTATTTTTCCATTTAATACAATACCTCCTTTTAATTGATTACGATTAGAAGAAAAAGTTTTTAATAAATTAAGTAAATTATTAAAAGTTTTCTTAAATTGGGCAGGCGGTAATCCATATGTAGCACACCATTCTTCTTCATCTAATGTTGTCATATTAACTTCTATTTTTTGAACTACATGTTTATATTGGTATAAAAATGCAATTTTATCTGCATCTAATCTAGTACCATTAGTATGAAGTTGGAGGTCTATTTTATATTTGTCTAATAGTTTGATTCGTTCTTTAAAAAATTTATCTAGTAATGGTTCGCCATAGTGATTAAAAACCATATAAAAATATTTGTATAATTTATTTGTTTTTCGTAGCTCTTTACATATGTGTTCGAATAGCTCTAAACTCATTGTATCAGCAGGAAGGGGATCCTGACTTTGAGGACAAAATACACATCGTGCATTGCAATGTCTAACTGTTTCTATATCAACATAATTTAACATGTTTACTTAAAAATATTAGTTTCTACAAAATCAATACAATATTCTATTCGTTTTAAAATTTTTCTACCATCGGCAATATAATCCATGATATGTTTATGAGCCCGTAAATTCATTAAAGAACCAAACAATGCAATAAATGATCGTATAGCATCACTCATATATCGATCCTTATCAACAAAAGCAATATTAGGTTCATGATCAACTTTTGTAAACACGTTTGTTTTAGAACAATAAAACATATTGTTGCTAGATATCCAATCTACTTCTCCTATGCTACAATATTTTCCTGTAATTATTCCTTCGCCTTTAAAAATTCTTTGAGCTTCGTCATTAAAAAATTTTATTGTATTCAACATTGCATCTAAAAATTCATCCATTGAAAAAATCATTTTAGATTTGCCTAATAAAAAATTATATATATCTTCACCGGGTACTCTTGTGGACTTCAGTATCCACCAATCATCTGTAAGATATGTTGTTATTCTGTTTGTTGGAAAATATGCATTGTTGTAAAATACATCATTTCTTGATATTCTATTTCTATACATCCCATAATAAATTTTATAAAATTCATCCTTAATTAAATCATGAATAACTACCTTTTGTTCTGATTCTATTTCTATTAAATTTAATTTAGAAGATCTTGTTTCAATTATCTCAAATTTTTCTAATTTAAATTCTACTAAAAATTTATATAGGAAATGTTCTTTTAATAATTCTATCTCAGAATAATCAAATAAAATTTTACCATCAAAAATCGAATAGTTCATAGAACCTCTTTATCAATAAATTTCATACATTTATCTAAAATTTTTGGCATTTCTAATACAGGAAGAAAATTACAATAAGGATATGAGTTAAAATTTTCAAAATGTTTTAGCAATCTATAATATGTTTTTTCTAAATATTCGTCACGAGTTAACCAAGCAGACGGTTCTATATCTATATTTGTTGAAGTATTAGTCTCAATATCATATATAATATTGCTTGCACATGAATCTCCCGCCGAATAGTCCCAATACTTATGTTCTTCTGGAAAAATGCGTCGAGTTTCATTTTTCACCCATATCAAATTATTTAAAAAACTATCAATTATATTTTCGTTAACTGTATTAGGTTTTAAAAAAAATTTTGATAATAAAGTTCCTTTAGGTATAGTTTGTTTAACAATCCATATATTTTCTTCAATAACAGATGAAACTAAATGATTTGGAAAATGTGCATTATTAAAAAAGATATAATCGTATTTTTTTACATATTTTGTATCTTTTATAAAAAAAATTTTATAATAACAATTATTTTTATCAAAAATAATCAATCTTGGATCAGCATGAACATTCGAACTAGTTGGAATTACTTTATATTCTTTAAGATCATAAATTTTTAAAAAGTTTGATAATAATTCACTTGATTCCATTGACAAGATCTGTTTCAATACTAGTTGATGCTTCTAATTCAAAATCGTAATCCATTGCATCATCTAATGCTTCGGCTATAGAATCGCCTTCGTCGGGTTGAATTGAACGGGTAAGATTTACTTCATAATGATGTGTATAATTTTGCACATAATGCAACATAACACTATCTTCCATTGTTTGGACAATATCTTCTGGCCCATGTTTTTGAACGATATTAAAAAAATTTACTGCTAAGTCATCGGGCAACTCTTCATCCATTTTTAATATCAAATGATTAGTAAATTCAGCCAATTGTTATTCCTTTTAAATTTTAAGAAGAACTTTATCTACTGAACCGGCAACTCTATTTGTTACTTTTGCTCGTAAATAAACATAATTACCACTAAGAGTCATACCTCGAGTGTTTGAATCCGCTGTTAAATTGAATTCAAATAAATCAAACCAGTCTGCTTCAATTGGATTACTAGCAAGAGTAGCCTGAATACTTAAGAGACCAGTATAACCAGTCGTATACATTACTACTGTATGCAATCCATCTGCGTAACCGTAATAACCATCTGCTTGTATTTTATCGCCTGTAGTATCGGCACTAACAGTGGTCATCATTACTACACTACTAGCCATTTTCTGGAACCTCGCTTACATTAGCTTCTGAAACCACTTCTACCATAACATTTTGCCTGCCAGTAAGTTCACCAATAACTGGTTCCAAATTTGCAAGCATTTCGGGCGGTAGCAATGGTTGGACAGGATCTGCGTCTTTTAACATTTCAGATATTTTAATAACAATAACTTCTTCGTTTAATTTAGCCATATTTCTCTTTTCTACTTGCTGATACTTTATCCCATTCGGGTGTTCCTGGAGTTAGACCAAGATATGATTCAGAGTCAGTTGACTGTTTAATAGGGTCTTTCCAAGGAGACATACCAATTGCACTAAACATTTCGTCTACTAGTCCCATTTCATAAGAACCGCTTTGCAATTCTTTTCTAAGTTCAAGAAGACCTTTAGTTAAAATTTTGAGCTTTTCTGAATCTCGCCTACTAACGGCCTTATCAAATGTATCTACTTCTAGTATATTACTATATTTTCGTAAAAGTTTTCCACTCATAGGTTATCTTCCTAGTTAGATATTACAGTATTTAGCTGAAAAAGACATCTAATTTTATCTTGTCCTTAACAATATCTAATGTTGCTGTGCCTTTTTTGCCAAAGTTTTTTCGGAATAACATTTCTTTGGCGAGTGGTCGTTTAATTTCGTTATTAATTACACGTTGCATAGGCCTTGCACCCATTGCATCGTCATAGCCTTTTTCTACTAACCAATCTATAACTACTGGTTTATAAACTACTTCTATATCACGTGGTTTGGAAAGAATATTTAAATCATTAATAAATTTAATTGCTATTTGTTTAACATTTTCTATAGATAATTTATTAAAATTAACCATTGCATCTAATCTATTTCTAAATTCAGGCGAAAAGAATTTTTTAACTGCTTTTTCATGGGCATCATCATGTTTGTTACTTCCAAATCCTATAGCATTTTCGTCTGCTTTTGCGGCACCCAAATTAGATGTCATTATAAGTGTGGCATGTCTGCCACTAACTTGTTTACCATTTGATCCTGTAATAATTCCGTCATCCATAAATTGTAATAAAATATTAAGAACATCAATATGTGCTTTTTCAACTTCATCGAGTAATAATACACAATTTGTTTTTTCTTCCAACTCATTTATTAATGCTCCTGATCCTGCAGAACCATCTTCATAACCAACATATCCTGGAGGAGCACCAATCAATTTAGATACTGCATGTCGTTCTTGATATTCTGACATATCGAACTTAACCAGTGGCAGATCTAAATAATGTGCTAGTTGTCTTGCTGTTTCGGTCTTCCCACAACCCGTAGGACCTGTAAACAAATAACAACCAACAGGTTTCTTTGGATCCTTCAGTCCTGCTTTTGATATATAAATTGCATCTAATAATACAGTTAAAGCATCATCTTGCCCAAATACTTTTGTTTTTAAATTATTTTCTAAATCTATTATACTTTTATCCTGTTCTACATCTTTATGGCTTATTGTGTCTAAAGGTATTTTTGCTATTTTAGATATTTCTACTTTAATTTCTTCTGTATCAATAATAAGTTTTCTATCTGATTCTTTTGTAATACGTTGTCTTGCTCCGGCGGCATCGATTAAATCTATTGCTTTATCGGGCAATTTTTTATCTAACAAGTATTGTGCTGATAAGTCTACTGCTGAATCTAATGCTTGATCTGTATAGTTTAAATTAAAAAAATCTGCATAATGTATTGAAGCACCTCGTACAATTTTCTTTGCATCTTCTATACTAGGTTCATCTATACTAAGTTTTTGAAATCTTCGTACTAACGCTCTATCTTTTTCAAAATGTTGTCTATATTCTTCTTGTGTAGTAGATCCGATGCAATGTAGTTTACCCTTTTGCAATGCAGGTTTAAGCATATTAGCAACATCCATAGAACCATTGCCGCCCGAACCTGCTCCCATAATCATATGAATTTCGTCGATGAACAATATAGCATCATCACGTTCTTCGAGTTCATCTAATACTGCTTTTAATCGTTCTTCAAAATCACCTCTATATCTTGTACCTGCTAATAATGCACCTATATCTAAGTTATATACTATATTTTCTTTAATAATTTCGGGCACATTCCCGTCAACAATTAATTTTGCCAAACCTTCTACTATTGCAGTTTTTCCTACTCCAGGATCTCCTACCATTATTACATTATTCTTTTTACGCCGTGCAATAGTTTGGGCGAGTTGATCAACTTCCCATTCTCTACCTATAAGTGGATCTATTTTTTTCTTTAAGGCAAGATCATTAAGATTATCACAAAAAATTTCTAGAGCAGTACCGTCTTCATCATCCTCAGTTAATTTTTCTATTAAAATTTCTTTGCTAATATTATTACGTTGCATGTAAAAACTAGCAGGGGAATGCTGTTCTGCTAAAATAGATAATAGCAGATCTCGAGGATCTAGTTTATTTTTACCTGTAAATAAACTTTGAGTAAATGCTCTATTAAATACTCGTTCTAAAGTATTTGTTTTTTTAGGTTTAGCATTAGAATCTATTTTTATATCATTCATTTCATTAATGACATAATAGTCTACTTCTTTTAATACATCCTTAGAATCTACTTTAATTTCTTTTAAAAAAGATCCGATACTTCTATCACGAAGTAATGAATGCAATAAATGTTCTAATGTAACGTATTGATGTTTATGTTCCTCTGCTAACTTAAATGCTCGTTTAACAATAGGTTCAATCTTGTCCGCCACGTTTTGCTTTCCTATGAAGTTTTCGTAATAACTTTTTTTGCTTTTGTCTAGCCATTTGTAAAGTTAATTTTGCAACTTTATCTGTATATAATACACCGTCTAAATGTTCCAATTCATGGCAATAACACCTAGCCATAATTTCAGTAAAAGTCATTGTTTGAACTTTACCATTAGAATCGGTAAATTCTACAACTACTTCTGCTGGTCGTCCTATTCTAAGAAACAATCCTGGAAAAGATAAACATCCTTCTACATCATATATCAGTTCGTCTGATGCATTTAAAATTTTTGGATTAAAACACGCAATGGCTTCTTGTGGATCACCTATTAAAAACATTCTATAATTTAATCCTACTTGAGGTGCCGCTAAACCTATTCCACCATGTTCAAACATAAGTGGTGCCATTTCTGTAGATAATTTTTCTGGATCTACATCTCCATTAAAATCAAATTCAACAGAAGATTGTCTAAGAACCGGATCAGTATCTTTAACTAATTCCATTTGTCTCCTTAAAATATTTATTGTTAACTAAAACTATAGTATAACATATATCTTAATAATTTACAAGAAATTTCATTCGTTTTTTGATTGATTCTACGGTAGGCTCTGTAGTAATTGTAGGATTCATAAAAATAGATTTATACAATGCTTTATCTAATGTAACATTTGTTTCTATGTTGTCTCTATTAAAATCCTTTGGTAAGGAATGTCTATATGATGAAAATTTCCAATCTTCGATATTAGTAATATTTTTAACATCTTTTAATATGTTTTCCATTTTCATAATGTAATTTTTATCTCGTTTAATTTCAACAAATACAAGATAATTACCATCTTCGTCTGATCCCGGAGATACTTCTACATCTAAAATATCATAACCACCCTGTTCAATAAAATGTGCAAGATCGTGTGCTGGTGGTTCATATTTAAGTACTTTAAATGATGTAACAATTGTCTCTTCTTCAGATCCTAATTTTGGTTGAAATGTATCAATTGCTATTACATTGTCAATTACATCTCGCAAGTCGTTTGGTTCAAGTCCTTCACGTACAACTGATTCTGGAAGTTGTGCCGCCATATTAGGATCTGGTGCAGTTTGGTATTGTTCTTCACCGCCTGCACCTTCATCGTAGGCATCTTTAACATCTTCTAATTCAACATCTTCGTCACCTGATGTACCGGCAGTATCTGCCAAAAATTCATCAATAAAATGTCTCGGAATTTCTATTTTAACTAACCAACATGGAAGTTTTATAAGTTTTGCCCTGCGTTTACCTTCTGAAGGTTTCATTTGTCCTTCATCGGTTAATTTTTCTTCATTAGCCCTAGGTTCGGCATCTTCGGGATGAACAAGTTTTGCAGGTTTTAAATAATGATCTTCTTTGAAACTACACTTGATACCATGTTTTGTAAGACGTTTTGTTGCATCTGGATCGGGCATTAACTTATACGGATACATTAATGTACATGTAATCCAGTATTTTTCTACTTGGGGGCCGTCAACTAGCTCACCTTTTTTCCAGTTTTGAAATGCATAAATGTCTAAACTATCTAAAACATCTTCCCATTCTAATAGAAGATCGAGTAGTGTTTCACTACCATGTATTGAGTTTATATTGTTATTGATTGTTTCGAATTCTTGTGGCATAATACTCCCAAGGCCATTTACTATATTTAGCCTGTTTTTAACTTTTCTAATTCGATTAAAGTTGCAGATAAATTAATTTCAGGGTCGGCTATCATACCATGTTTAACCAATCCATTGCGAATTATAAGAATTGCTTCGTCTTGTTTATCTTCTTCACCCCAAAACTCTAAATTTCTATACAAAAATCTATATACATCCTCATATTCGTCTAATTTAACTTGTTCACATATAAGTTTTCTTGCATCTTTAATTTTACCTTCTCTAAATAAACCAACCATTGCTAGTTTATAATCATCTGAACTATCTACATCTGTTGGTAATGTAAGTTTATTATCTATACAATGTAATTGTACATTGTTTATAGTTTTACGTAAATCGGGATATGTTGCTTTTACATATGTATCTAATACATCTATTTCAAATTCTATATTCTCTTTTGCAAGTATTTCGCCTACACGAACAATAAATTCTGTTTGATCTAAATTTTGTATATGGAAACCTTGGCACCTTGAATGTATTGCAGGAATAATTTTTTGTGGATAATTACAGGTTATAATAAATCGAAGCACCTCGTGATATTGTTCCATTACTCCACGTAATGCTCCTTGTGCATTAGGAGATAGATAATCTCCTTCGTCTAGTAAAATAACTTTAAATTCACCCCAAGGCATTGTGCTTGCAAAATTTGTCATTTTATATCTTACATCATCTACTCCTGTTTGCCTTGAAGCATTTATTTGTAATACATCCGCATCTTCAACTTCTAATGCTTTACATAAAACTTTTGCTAAAGTAGTTTTACCTGTACCTGGACCGCCACTAAACAATAAATGTGGTATTGATTTTTCTGCAATCCAAGTTTCTACTTGTTGTCGTTGTGAATTGTCTCTAAATACGTATTCGTTTGCAGTTTCAGGTCTGTACTGCTCTGTCCAAAGTTTTTTCATAATGTTAAATATGAATTTGTAAAACCGTACGAACGGTCAGTTTCATTAAAATAATAATTATTTGGATGCAACCAAATATTACCCATAGAACTATTTCCAAATGGTTGCGATGTGTTATTAAAAAATTTTATAAACTTAAATTCAATAAACACATTTACATTTGACATATATGCTTGTGCTAAATGAGATATCCAACTGTCAGTACCTATAAACATAATAGATTTACTTGCTATTTCTGCAAGATATTCCCATTCATAATCAGGTTTATCTATTTGTACTATTGTATAATGTTTTGAATATTTTGTTAACACATGATCAATAATATTATTTGGTAAAGGTAGTTTGCCTTGTGTATGTAATAATATTATATTTTCTTTCTCTACGCCTTCGTGAATATATAATTTAGGCCCTAATATTTTAGGTTTTATTTTAATGTTTAAATAATTAAATAATAAATCAGATCTAGAATTTATATTATATGGTTTACGTATAAATTCTAGATCTAGTTTATTAAAATTTAATTCTACTAAATTATCGTCATTATAATCTATTTTTGTTACATATGGGTTGTATTTTAAAAAAGGATTATTATATTTGTCGATAAAAGTATATCCTGCCTCATGTAAATTTTCAGGAAACTCTGTCAATATTAAATTATCACCTATTTTAGTTTTTTTATATGAATAGGTTATACAAATATTATTTTTCATCCATTCCGCTAAAGTGATATAATAGTATACTATAATGTAACGCTTTTAGCAAGTCTTTTTTGTTTTTTCCTTCTTTATCTCCGAAACGATAAAGATATTTTATTGCATTTGCTCTGCAAAAAGGTTCGGCAATATTAAGATGTTTAAATACATCTTGTATTTGAAAATCATCAGCGGCATAATGTTCACCGTATGTTTTATTGATGTATTCTGTTAGTTCTTTTAATATTTCTCCTTCATTGTATCTATATTTCAT